CTATAGAAAAGAATAATGTAACTATGCAAATATGGCTTGGTAAGAATATTCTTGGACAAACAGATAGCCCACTGGATGATGATGCAGGAACTATCCTGCCTTGGACAGACTAATATAAGGTAAAGCCGTTATGAGCAAACAGGAAGATCACAAGTGGGCGGAAGTCACAGAACAAAACGCAAAAGACATTGTGGACATTAAACATTCAATAAACACAATTAGAGATAATCACTTGAGACATTTGGAAGCTGATATGGCAAAACAATCAAAAGCAATTGAGAAGATTGATAACCGCATCTGGTGGATATTAGGTCTACTAGTTGCATCAACAGTAATAGGGATGATTAAAAATGGCTTATAAGAAAAAGAAAAAAGGCAAGAAGAAATACGGCAAGTAAGATGAAGATAACTCCCGCACATCTTGACAGTTGGCGTATTATACCAAGACTATTGATAGGTATGTACTGTATTGCATTCTGGGATGCAACACAGTGGTTTATGGGTTTGGAAGATCCAACTAACGCACAAGCAGGATTTGTTTCAACAATAGTTGGCGCAGGTGCAGCTTGGTTTGGACTATATGTAAGTTCAAAATCAAACAAGGAAAAGTAAAATGAAGAAACACATTAATGATGCTGAGAACAACAAACACTTGGATCAACCAAGAACTGGATTAAAGAGACAAGAGTTCCACAGTTATTATATAGAAGGCGGACACTTACGCAAGGAAACAATAGTTAGAGTATACTTTAACAATGGTGAGTACATGGATTCAAACAGTACTGAAACAATATGTCATGCCACTAAGTGAAGTACAACAAATTGTATCAGATGATACTAATAGATTTAAGGTAGTAGTTGCAGGAAGACGCTGGGGTAAAAGTTGGTTATCAATGCATGAGATGGCCAAGTATGCAAGATTCCCTAATAGTAAGATCTTCTATGTAGCTCCCACATATAAAATGTGTAAACAAATACTGTGGGATGATTTGAAAGAGAAGTTCATCCGTTGTAGATGGGCAAAAAAAATTAATGAAAGTGATTTAACAATCACGCTAGTAAATAATAGTCAAATATACTTACGCAGTGGTGATAACCCAGATAACTTGCGTGGTGTTAGTATGGATTACTTAGTAATGGATGAAGCAGCAATGATTGATCATAAGATGTGGACAGAAGTATGTAGACCAGCATTGTCAGACAGACAAGGTGGTGCTATGTTTATTACAACACCAAAGGGCAAAGGTAGTTGGATATATGAACTATGGCAAGGTGCACATTCACAAGAGAACTGGAAAAGTTTTCAATATACTACATTAGATGGTGGAAATGTACCACCAGAAGAGATTGATGCTGCACGCAGTGAATTAGATGAAAGAAGTTTCAAAGCTGAATATGAAGCAAGTTTTGTAGAGTACGCAGGAAGTATCTATTACAATTGGGATAGTAGTGTACACATAAAGCCACAAGACAGAGACTTTAAGAAGAATGAAATATTACATGTAGGGATGGACTTCAATGTTAGTCCAATTGTTGCAATGATTTGCAGAGTTAATGGTAATGAAATAAGCGTTATAGATGAGATTAGTATGCACGGATCAAACACATTTGAATTAGCGGAGGAATTGCGTAATAGGTATCCAGATAATAGGATGTGGGTTTATCCAGACGCTAGTGGACAAGCAAGAAAAACTAGTTCAAATACAAGTGATCATCACATACTAAGAAACAGTGGATTTGTGCTAAAAGTAAGAAACATTAATCCACCAGTTAAAGATAGAATAGCAGCAGTAAACAGTAGTCTTAAGAGTACAGATGGTAGTGTAAAGCTACACATAGACCCCAAATGTAAGAACTTAATCAAGTGTATAAGTGGACAAACATACAAAGAAGGAACACAAGTTCCTGATAAAAGTGGAAACTTAGATCACATGAATGATGCACTAGGCTATCTAGTACATTGGATTAATCCTATTAGGAGAGATAAGCCAGAACACGCAGACAGAAGTCCAGCGTTGTTTGGACATTATTAAAAGGATAAATAACAAATATAGTAGCAACAATTGATCACTGTTGAATAGTACTACCTTATAAGGAAAATATAATTATGTTAACATTAGAACAAATAGAACAAACCCATCCAAGCTACGCTCAAGTGGCTGAACAGGCTAATTATCATTACAAATCATATGTGGGTGGTGAATTGTATAAAAGTGGTAGTTACTTAACACAGTACATTGGTGAAAACCAAGCACCTGGAGACCAATATGCTAAGAGATTAAACTCTACACCATTAGATAACCATGTGCAAACTACTGTAGACATTTACAGAAGTTTCTTGTTTAGAACATTACCAAAAAGAGATATTGGACTGTTAGTCAACAACCCATTAGTTAATGCTTGGCTGTATGACACAGACCAAGATGGTCAAAGCATGGATAGTTTTTTGAAAACAGCAAATGACCTTGCAATGGTACACGGAAGTACCTGGATACTAGTAGATAAACCAGCATACAAAGTACAAACACAAGCTGAAGCAATTGAGCTTGGTGTGAGGGCCTATAGTGCTATGTACACTCCTCAAAATGTATTAGACTGGTACTATGAAAGAAACATTGCAGGCAAGATGGAACTAGAATACATCAAAGTAAGAGAATCAGAGAATGATCAGTATGTTACATTTACTTGTTGGCACAAAGACTCTGTAGAGAAATACAAAGTAGCCAAAGATGAAGACACTGGTGAATACCGTTCAATTGTTGAACACACTGAATATGATAACCCATTGGGTTATATTCCGTTTGTATTCCACGCTCCACTAAGATCACCTACAAAAGGCGTAGGTATTAGTTTGGTAGCAGATGTAGCCAATCAACAAAAGTTTATATACAACTGTATGTCAGAAATTGAGAGCCACATACGCATCTCATCTCATCCTACATTAGTTAAGCCTACAAGTACAGATGCAGTTGCAGGTGCTGGTAGTATTCTTAACTTAGATGAAAGTGTTGATCCAGGATTAAAACCATATTTGCTACAACCTAGCTTAAACACAACAGACACTATATTACGCAGTATTGAAAACAGTGTAGCAGCAATACAACGCATGACACATACAAGTGCAATACAAGCCACTAACGGAACACCAATGAGTGGAATAGCATTACAAACTGAACGCCAGTTGTTGAATGCTAAACTAAGTGATATTGCAGATACACTACAAGAAACAGAATACCAAATGTGGATTATGTGGTTAGATTGGCAAGCATTAAGTATGCCAGAAGACTTCCTAATTGATTATCCAGATACATTTGATATGAGAGATGAACATTTAGAACTAGACTTCTTAATGAAAGCACGCAGTAGTGGTGTAAACAACAAGATGTTCCAAGATGAAATAAGCAAACAAGTTGTTGCACTCACAGTTGATGATGATGAATTACAAAGTGAAATCTTAGCTGATATGGATAAAGATGACTTTGAGCCACATGAAATGATGGACCCTATGTCAGGTAAAACAGTTGTTGCAGAAACACTTGAGCAACACTTAGCACTTGATGAAATGGGTTTTACACATGAGGGTGAATAAAGTTGGCTTTCAGCACTAAGAAACATGATAAGGTCTTACAACGCACACTTGATGAAATAGACTCAGGTGTATTTGATAATGTTAAGGCATTGGAAAATGAAATAGCGGAATTGGTAGCTCAAGGGTTACCAGTAGAGATGGTAAGACCACAGATCATAACAGCATTCAATAGATATAGTGAGACTGTTAGGACTGTGGCACAACCATTAACAAACATAAGTGAAGACTTTATAAGTCAAAGTGACTTACCTGTTGATATAGCAGATCAAACTACACAAAATACACTGTTAGCACAAAGCCAAAATACATTAAGTACTACAATGAATAACAGTAGTGAAGATATAGTAGCAGCAGTTGTACTTGGTACTGTTGCAGGATTAAGTATAAACAACATAGTAAATCAAGTAAGAGGAAGAATTAGCGGAGTACAAATGGATACAAACAATCCTAGTATACGCAAATTACAACGGAAACTACGCAAGATGCAACTAACACCAGGAACAGATGCAAAAGAAATAGCGGCAACAGTTGCGGCTATTAGAGCTGCATTACCAGGTGATGTTAACACTAGTGCTAGTTTAATTACACGCATGAAGAGTGCAGTGGATAGCGTTGTAGGAAGTTTTGATGGTGCATTTGCTAAAGCAAGAGCCACACGCTTGGGAATAACAAGTTTCAAGTACAGTGGTGGACTAATTGAAACAAGCAGACCGTTTTGTAAACAGTTGTTGGGACAAACACTAACAATAGATGAAATACAAAACAAGTGGAGTGGTAGTAGCTGGGCTGGTAAAGAACCAGGTGATCCGTTTGTAGTAAGAGGCGGATACAATTGCAGACACTACTGGGTACCCATTGAATCTGATGAAGATTAAAAGGATAAATAAAGATATATAAAGTATGATACATTTAGTATCCAACCCTAAACTTAATAAAGGAATATTGACATGACAATTGATAATCATGGTGTGGAAACACAAACTGAAACTGTAGACACTGGGGATACAGGAACAGGCCAAAATACAGACTCCCAGGTTGAAGCCGCTAAGACTTTTACACAAGAAGAAGTAAATGATCTTATTGGCAAGCGTATTGCCCAAGTTAACAAGAAATATGAAAATGTTAACTTAGATGAATATAACGCACTCAAGAGCTTGAAAGAGCAAGTTGAGGAAGAGACACTGATCAAGAAGGAAGACTTTAATGGTGTTCTCAAGAAGCAGAAAGAAAAGTCAGAAGGAGAAATCCATAGACTTAGAACTGAACTTGAAAGCATTAAGATTGATGGAGCATTAATTGATGCAGCATCACGCAATAAAAGTATTGCTCCTGATCAAGTAGCTCAATTATTGAGACAGAACATTAAATTAGATTCTGAAGGTACTGTAATAGTTACTGACAAAGAAGGCAAACAAAGGTACACAGATAATGCTGACCCTTTTAGTGTTGATAATCTAGTTGAAGAGTTCCTATCAAGTAACACTTATTTCAAAAGTGCCGGCCCAAGTGGTGCAGGTTCTACGGGTAATACAAATAACGCTGATCCACAGAGTTTGGATTTAGCACAACTTGACTTAAACAGGCCTGAGCATAGAGAAATCTATAAAAAGTTGAAGGCTCAAGGCAAGGTTTAAGATTTATAATATAAAAGGATAAAATATTATGGCAACAACTAACCAATACGCATCAGGATTTTCTTTACCGGAATTAATGGTGCCAACACAAGCAGCAACAATCTTTGCTGCACAAGAAAACTCACTATACCTTCCAGGTGTATTGATTCCAACTGTAAATGTTCCAGCAGGTTCAGACTCAGTTAAAGTAGCAAAACTAGATTCAGTTGACGCACAGTCAATTACCGCTGAAGCAAATCCAGGCGTAGACTTAAATGTTCTTAAGCCAGGTGCAACAGCAGTACCAATGGACTTAGAACTAATTGCAGCACGCTCAGTTTTGCGTGACATTGGTGGCGTAAATCCAGCTGATTTAGGACGCACAATGGGTAATGCAGTGGCAGCCAAGGTAGATGCTATGGTGTCAGCAGCAATGGGTGGCTTAACAGCACAAGAATCTTTAGGTGTTAACCTAATGCATGAATTGTACAAAGCAATTGGTACAATCCGTGAAGGTGACAACGGCGTAACTAGTTTTGGTGAAACAGGACCACTTAACTGTGTAATTTCAGCAGCAGCTTATTCAAGCTTCATGCAAGAAATTGGATCATCAGCATTTGCTAATGCAGACATTCAGAACGCAGCTATGAGATCAGGTTACATTGGTACATTAGCAGGTGTTCCTTGTTATGTTTCAGCAGCATTAAATGATACTAACACTACACTAACAAACACTAAGTTTGCAGTATTCTCACAAGACGCTATGAGACTTGCTATGCAAGGTGGCGTTAAGTTAGAATCAGAACGCAGAGCCGCTGCAGTAGGAACAGATATAGTTTCTAGCTTGGCTTTCCAAGTTGCAGTTATTGATGCATCACGCGGTGTTATTGTACAAGACGCAGTCTAATATTATTAGACATTAGTTACAGGGCTCTACGCCCTGTAACAAACTAATACAGGAGAAGTTAAATGGCATTTGCTACAAATACAGATTTAGAAGAATATGCACCAGAAGTGTTCAAACAAGGTGTTGATGATTGGACAGAAGAACTGGCCAAGGCACAGACTGATGTTACTAACATGATTCAATTCAAGTGGTGGAACAAATTCTATAGCAGAACTGAATTTGATAGTAGTAAGTTAGTTGAAGCACAGTGGACTAAAACTACAGTGTATCATACATTGTATGCTTATATACTACCAAGACTTAGTACATTTAGACCAGAGGGTGACCCGTTTAGAGAACAAATAGAGTTTTACAAAGAACGCTATAATGAAGAATGGGAACTACAATTTGGTGTAGGTATACAATATGACTTTGAAGGTGATGGTTCAATTGACCAAAACAGAGATGTCAGACAAGTAAGTCAAACTAGGTTGTATAGATAATGGCACGCAGAGAAGATATACTAGTAAAAGTAGTTGAGTTGTTAAAAGCTCAACGCAGTGTAAGACTAGGCAAAGTTCAAAGAGATCCTATAGTGATTGAGGAATTAGCCGCAACAGCATTTCCAGCCGTATATGTTGAAAGCACAGATGAAGAAATAGTTGATATTACAATGACTATGGGCGCAACTGGTTTAGAGCGTATGGGTGAGTTGGAAATTGCGGTAGTGCTTGTTGTTGGTGGAAGAGAAAGAGATACACAGCGTAATATTGCTGTGGAAGCTATTGAAAATACACTAATGGCAGACCGTACATTAACTAATACTGTACAAGATATTAGGCTCTCAAGAGTAGAGACTGTGACAACCGGTGAAAGTGCACCTTTTGCCAGTTGTAGGATGGTGTTCACAACAGAATACTGTTATCAATTAAATAATACATAAGGAGACATAATTATGTCAAACTGTTACGCAGGAAAAGATGGTGCTTTGTCAATAGCAGGCACAAACATTGCAATGTTAACTTCATGGAATGTCACACAGTCAGCTGAGACGCTGGAGTGTGCATACATGGGTGTTGATTGGAAAGACTATAAAGCTGGTTTAAGATCATGGGAAGGTTCAGCAGACGCTAACTTCACTGATGATAATCCAGCAGACCCACAAGCAGCAAACTATGCCGCTGTTGGTACAGAGGTAGCTGTGGTATTTTACCCAGTAGCTGGTGGAACTATGAGTTTTTCAGGTACAGCAGTTATCACAAGCATTGACAATAATGTTGCACTAGGTGATGTTCAAACTGTAAGTTTGAGCTTTACAGGTACAGGTGAACTACTTACAGACATTACTGTTTAAGTAAAACTATTATTATGGGTCTTAACGGGCCCATAATATTACAAAGTTAGTACCCCTATTAAGAGGCTAACACAACCGTGATATTAATCACATACAACA